TGGAGTTCAGACGTGTGCTCTTCCGATCTTGGGGGGCAATAGTCTATAAGAAAGTTCCCTTCACGTCTGATATTTCCCACATCAATATTATACATCATAAGATATATAACATTTTAGTAAGAAAATCAGACGCTAAGGGAACTAATATATAATATTTTGGTAGGTGATAAATTGGGAACAAAAAGCAACTATCAAAAGACAACTTTAATAGTTGCTTTACATTTACAACTAGCTATCATCTAACAATACAATTATAGCACAACAACACGACGTTGTCAACTCTGAAATTATGAAATATTTATGAACACCGCACAAGGTAGCACCTACAGCAACTATTAACAATCCATTAACAATTATGAACATTTTGTAAACAATTAAAAAACTACTTGCAATTTATTTTTAAATATGCTATAATATAAATGTAATCAAGAGAGATTACAAAATAAATTAAATTTAAAGGTAGGTTTTTAAAATGAAAAGAACAAGAACAATAAACGGTGTAAAGTATGCGTGTAGTAATAACCCAAACTACGTAAAAGGTGGTTATGTGTGCAGTCTAAGCTGTTGCAAGTATATTGTACATATGTTTGACAAAGAAAGAAAGGGTTGGGTACAAGTTGGTTACTGTAACACAATACGTGAATTTCATGAAAAAGATATATAAGGGGGTGATTATATGAAATTAAATAAAAGTCAAGAATTATTAAACGAAATATTGGCGATGGCTAAGTATATTAATGTATATCAAGAAATCGAAACCCTACTTAAAAAAGGCGAACAACCTAACTGGGGTGAGATTGAAAGCAAGTATAAAATAACTGCTAGACAATGTTATGAAATACTTACAGAAGTTAAAAAAGACATACAAGAGGAATTGACAAATAAAATTGAAATTGAGAATAAAGCAAGAGCAGAACAAAGAGAACTTGACGAAAATTATATGAAAAGTTTAAAAAGATATATCGATAAAAAGAATAAAGTCGACTAAGCGACTATAAAAAGGCTTTAAGCTTAGTGCGTTACACACTCACAAAAGTGGGTGTGTAGGTAGCAATTTTAAATTGCATATTATATTTTAAATGGAGGGTTCATTTATGGACAAAATGAAAGCGAAAAAACTAGGAAGCGGAAATGTGTTTTTAAGGGGTGTTGTGATTTTTGATAATCACATAGACGGACAAGTAAATCAGTTCAATGGTTATACTGAATACAGTGTAGGTATTAAAATCATGAATGACGACAAACTAAGTGCTAAAAGTCTTTCCGACTTTGTTAAAATGATGGGTTTAAGTCAAAATGATGCTAATAGTATCTTTAAACAAGACGATGAGGGAATAACATTCTTTTCAAAGTCAAGAAAAGCGATATCAGTTATTGACATAGACAATCAAATAGTAGATGATGTTAGTTTAATCGGTTGTAAGGTGGTAATTGCTTTGAATGTCACTATTTGGCAATATGGCAACACTGCTAATATTGGCATTTATTGTAACGGTTTGAAGGTGCTTGAAAAAGCTGAAACAAAGACAATATTTGATATCTTTTCAACTAGTCAATCTCAAATATATGTTGACGATACTAAGACCGCACAACTTAGTGATAGTGTAAAAAATAAATCACAAGCCCAATTAGGTGATATGTTTGAACCTCAACAGGTTGAAATCGGCAACTTAAACGACTACGAAAATATAATAGCTGACGACAAGAATATACCTTTTTAAGGGGGGTTAAAAGATGGATAACTATCATGTTATTGTAAAGAGTACAAAAACAAATGAGATTGTATTAGAATTTGATGTTACTTGTAAACTAAGTTATCTTGTAGAACACACAAGACAAAGATTACTAAGCATAGGTTATAGCTATTATAATATTACAAAAAATTTGTATATGGTTGTTCGTTTTGCTAGTAATGAAATTACATCAATGATATAATTTTAAATATACCAATTGACTTAGTCATTAGTTGACTAAGTCAATTTTTTATGTTATAATAAAAATAAAAAGGTGTGTTTAAAATGGCTAAAAATGAAAAGAATATAATAAAATCGCTAGGTGGTGTGACTAATGATAAAAAGAATGAATAAAGGAGGACTAAAAAAGTTCAATGATAGCGGACTTTATTTGAACTTGCAAAGTTTAGAAAAGGATTTCAACTTTTTAAATTTTTTTATGGGTGGGCGTGGAATTGGTAAAACATTCAATATTTTAAGGTATTTGATAAATGATTTTATAGAAAATGAAAATCAATTCATGTTAGTAAGACGAACAAACGCACAATTAAACCCAGTTACATTATTTTCAAGTATTATAGATTTTTTTGACGGTGATTTTACATTTCAAACAATAGACAAACAACTAACAGAGATATATTATAATAAAAAATTAATGTGTTATTTGTCAGCAGTTAGTACCGCTTATAACTTAAAAAGTCAAAGTTTTCCTAATGTGCGAACTATTTTTTATGATGAGTTTTTACCAACACTGAACGAAAGACCAATTAAAAATGAGGTTTTTTTATTTCTTGAATTATGTGAAAGCGTTTTTAGATTAAGAAATGATACGCAAATTTTTCTAAGTGCTAACACGGTAAATCTTGACAACCAATACTTTAATTATTTTAAAATAATATTAGACGATATAAACGACGATACAATTATTAAGTTAGACAATATATCTATATTTAAATTAACTACATCTAATCAATATTTACAAGAAAAAACAATGTCAAAATTTGGGAAGTTGGTTCATGATACACAATTTTTTGATTATGCGTATAAAAATAATTGGCTTGTAGGTAAAGCAAATTTGAACTTTATAGATAGTGACATAATAAAGTATTGTGATAGAAAAAATGATTTTTGTATATATTTTGGTGGTGATATATATTACAAGATAAGTTATTTAAATAAATATAGTTGTAGCACATATATATACGCTGACATAAAAAAGTCGTCTAATACAGTAACACCTTACACGGCTTTTATTAGTAAACAAATAAACTTTATCACATTTACGGACTATATTCAATTACTGCATACTTTTGAAAATGATTTAAAAAATAGAACATTAAAATTTGACAGCACAAAAACATATAATAAATTCATAAATGTAATAACACCCCAACTAAAAACATGATACTTGACAAAACACAAAAAACAATGTATAATATAATTGTGCTTAAATCCTCCATATTTTTTAGGTGTTCTTGACCTCCTATATTAATTTTTCCACCCTCTCAGTTAATAGAGGGGGTACATATCAAAAACAACACAAACAATTAAAATAATTAACACTATTTTAATATGCGTATCGGTTTGATACTGTTTGTGTTATACATAACTATTTAAAAGGGGTGTTTAAAATAGATACACAAGTATATGAAAATATAGCACAAGCTATAAAAGATAATGACTTTTCAAATGTAACAAATGATATCTTACAACTTGTAGAGCTTAACAAAGATTTACAAGCAAAGTTGATGAAAGAACAAGAAGAGAAAAAGACAAAAGAAGATAGAATTACATTTTTAGAAAAAGAAAATCAAGAAATCAGAGCAACATTGGGCGACAATTTTCTAAAAATGAAAGCACAAGTAGTAGAAAATGATAAAAAGATTGATAGTGTTGAAACTGTTGATTTAGATAGTATTATCAATGAAAGTGAGGACTAATCATGACTATATCAAAAAGTAGAGCAGTAGTTGGACAAGCACTTAAAAGTAGTGGTGTAGAATTTGATAACGTAAAATCGTTTTATGTTGATGACAATTTACTAGCAATGACTGGAAAACAGTTACTTGCAAGTGGAGTAATGACAAATAAATTTGTTGATATGTTAGTAAATAAAGTTGGCGTTACATTAGTTAATCAACGAATGTATAAAAATCCGTTTAGTGATTTTAAAAAGGGAAACATGCCTCTAGGCGTTGCGGTTGAAGATATTTTTGTAAACCCCGTACAGGCTAAAAAGTTTACAAGTGGTTACAATAATGATGTTGTGACATCGTCAAGTAACGCAACCTATGGAGCTACTGACCCATTCATAGTAGACGAAAACGATGTGAAAGTGGTCTATTATCCACTTAATGCACAAGTATATTTTAAAGTTACAATAAAATTTGTAGAAATTCAACAAGGCTTTAACAATTGGAATTCTATGGATAATCTTGTAAATAAACTTATTGAAAACTTGACAAACAGTGCCGAAACATGGGAATTTGAGGAAACAAAATCTTTGCTTGGTAATAACTTTGAACTTGCTACACCGACTTGTAAAATTGTAAAAGTAGCGTCAAAAAATGAGATTGACTGGGCTAGTGAGTTTGCTATTAAATGTAGAGATTTAGCACTAAATTATACATTTAATGACGACAAATATAATAACTGGGTGGCGTGGGCAACTGCTCAAAATTTAACTGGTGTTAATTTAAATCCAGTTACTACCAACACTAGACTAGAGGATTTATATTTAATAACTAGAGCCGACATTGGAGCAAATATTGACATTTCCGTACTTGCTACAAGTTTTAATCTTGGTAAAGCTGAGTTCCTAGGCACTGTAAAATATACTAATAATTTTGGTAAGTATCTTGACGAAAACGGAAAACAAAAAATAGAAGATTATCCGTCTACCCCTACACAAGGTGTAAAATATCATATAACTGGTGAGTTAGGAGTTTACGACTATCTAGGCACTGACAATAAACGTCACCACGTTGAACTTTACGGATATATATTCGATAAACATTATATTCAAATTTGGGAAACTTACAACAGCGTTACAAATATTGAAAACCCAGTTTCACTATATCGTAACTACTTTAAGCATTTGTGGGAAACATTTGCCCTTTGTCCGTTCGCAAACGCTACAGCATTATACACCGACGATATTGTAGAATGATAACAAAACCGTGTATTTTTACACGGTTTTACATAAAGAAACGGAAGGTGAAAATATAAATTGTATATATTAATATTAAATTTTATAACTGGGTTATTAACTTTGATACTTGTTAAAAGTGATTTCAGTGACGACGATTTAAAAAGTGTTTTATTTCTTTGTATTACAGTGTTTTTATTTTTTGTTTCAGCATTAATATTGATAGTACAAAATTATTAAAAGGTGGTTTGTAAAGTGATAAAAGCAAAGTACACACAAACACTTGATGAAATAATTTCAAGTGGTTATGAATTAAAAAGTTTAGCTTTATATCCAATTTTTGACGAACGATATAGAACAGTTCTAAACGAAAAGATAAAAATGTATTATCAATTTTATGAAATATCGTCAGAGACAATAGAAATATTTGATAATAGATTATACGCTAAATTGTTAGACGTTATGAAATATTATAACCAATTTTATGAAATTGAAAAGTTAAAAAATGAAATTGGATTTAAAGAATTATTAAATAAACGTTATCAAGATTATACTAATAATGTAGGGAATTTGAACGGCACTACAACAGTAGACGGAAATTTAAAACATTTAGGAAAAGATACAAATATATTACTAGGTAATACACTAAGAACGCCAAACTTGACAACCACAACAGATATAGACTACAATAACACTGTTAAAACGCATAATAATAATACAAATACCTTCACAAACATGGGTGGAAAAGATATTACTGAAAGTGCTACTTTAAACGCTGATACACCACAAAACAACTCACCAATTACTAACGCAACGGGGTCAAATAGTTTTAATGATTTTAACAATGATGTGTTTAAAATTAACGGTTATTTAACATCAGCTGACAAAAATTTGATAGTTAGTGAGTTAAGAAGTACAAACAAAAACGAACTTGACGGATGGACGACTAACGGCAAAACAGGCAACGATACACACACCACGACCGAACAAGGTACTGAAAATATCGAACAACATAGTACAACTACTTTATCATATGATAGTAGTAATAAAACAGATAGTCAGACAACGCAACTACAAGATACTACTAATGATACGACAAAATACGGCAATCAAGATTATATAAAATCTTTACAAGATTTAATAGACAATTTGAATAACGTAGATACATTAGTATGTAAAGAATTGAGGGAATTATTTTTATATGTTTACTAACAATCAAAACAATTATGGGATATATCAAAAACAAAATAGGTTACGTTGGTTTACAGTTCTTTATGATTTAGCATTAAATAGATTTAGATATATAACAGATATACCGTTATTCAATCAAAGGTATTTTGAAAAACAACTAATCGATACGGGAAAAGCTATATTAGTAAATGATAATGATGTTTACAACTTTTTAAGCTTAGGGTGTACCTTTAATGATTTTAATGTATATCAAGAACCAGTAAGTTTTACGGCGATTGGCTACAATTATAGTAAAAACTTTGATGTTGGGGCTTGGTGTATAGATAATTATAGTAATTATTGCCTAATTGATATAATAAATCAATACGCCAACGATTTATCAAATATTGATACTACTTTATACTTTTTAACAAAAAAGTTGAAACAGCCGTACATTTTTCAAGTCACAAATAATCAACGTTTGAACGGTAATATATTAATGAACCAAATAGAAAATAGTGATTTTATAGAAATTTCAAAAAGTTTTAATATGGACGATATAAAGTTACTAAATCTAAATGTAAATAATACATCAATTGAACAGTTGCAAGATGTAAAAACTAAAAGATTTAGTGAAATACTTGAATTAATCGGAGTTGATACAATAGCAAATGAAAAAAGCGAACGTTTAACACTAAATGAAAGTATTGTAAATCAAGATAAAATTAACAGATTTCTATCAAGTGCGTATCAATGTAGGTTAGATTTTTGCGAACGTGCTAAAAAGCTATTTGACGTTGATATAAAAGTAGAAATCAATAAATACAATAATGTTGATATGAATTTCAAAGAAAATTCAATATATCATGTAAAAGAGATTGACGATTTAGAAGATGATGACAAACAATACGAACTATAAACGTAAAATAATGTAAAAGGAGTGTTGAAATATGCCTTGGTGGTGGTTCTATGATTATAATACATTTATCAATAACCCATCTACAATTTATCCCGAAAGTCTAACTTTGCTTGAAAAAGTTAGACAACTAGAATTAAAAGTAGCTGAATTAGATACTAGAGTTAAAGCCCTAGAGGATAAAAAAGAGGTGTAAAATTATGTTAAGTGGTTATGAAAGTAATTTAATCAAGTTGATGGTTGAATGTTTAGACAAACACACAACCGAATTAAAAAACTTAAACACAAATTTAAACACATTAAACAATAATTTAGTAACTTTTGATACTAATTTAAACACAAATTTAAATACTTTAAATATTAATTTAGCAAATTTAAATACTAATTTAGGTGTTAAATTAGATGATTTAAGTAATAAAATTCACGGTTTAACAGGTGAATTTGATACATTTAATGGGGGTGTGTATGGAATGATGGTAACAAGCGAACAAGACCAACAAGGTTTAAGAGTGTGGTTGTCTAATGTTGGTGCGTGGTAACTTGTATATTCAATTAGAATTAAAAGAAAGGTGTTTAACATGAATTTATTAAAATTGCCAAATTTAAAAGCTGACAAAAATAACAAATTTTTTATTGATTTAGTCAATAAATTAAACGGTATTTTGTCAAGTTTTGAAAAGACTTTAACAAGTTTGACATATACCGTTGACAATATAGACGCTGATATTAATAAGATTAATGAAAACTATGTGAAGGAACTTGACATAGAACCTTTTGCGATAACTGGATATGGTTTTAAAAATTTCAGCTATATTATTGAAAATGATAATGGATATTTTGTCAATGTAAGTATTGACTTATACCCACCACAAGGTAATTTATCGTTACAATCTAATACACAAGTTGCACGATTAGTGACAAATTTAGATTTAACAAATAACCAAAGTTTACAATTTATAACTTATAATGTGGGTGGGCCTCAAGTTTTCAATTTGACTATCGGTGCTAATAACATTATATACGTCGGCGATAATGGTATGACATGTTTGCAATACAAGACCGGTAAAATTTTCGGTACAATAATTATTAAAAAGTAGGTGTTTTCATGTATTTAGAAAAGTTCAAAAATAGATTAAAATATGCACACTTGAAAGTAAATCCAAATTATAAACTTTTCAAATTATTTGAATGGCTTTACAAAGATTTACAAGACGAATTTGGAAAAGTGTATAAAACTATACAAGAATTAAGAACTTATGTTGATAATCAAATTGACATATTAAATCAAAAAATCGCCAATATCGTGGTTGGTACAGTGCCAAAACTTGCTAGAAACATGAAAGAATGTTATAGCGGTAGTACGCAGTTATCAGCCAATACAGATTATACAATAAATATTGACTATCCGACAAATTACAATTTGGCAACTACTGTAATTTTAGGTGTTTCAGCAATAAAAACGTCGGGCGTTTATACTATGTACGATATTTCAGCAATTGCACAAAAATATAGTATTGAATTGACAAGCGAAAATATACAAGTAAAGTTAAAAACTACTGAAACTCTAGGCGATTTAGGCTTTGTAAGTTTGCTATTGACTATAACATCAACTGAAGATTTTAATTAGCGTGTTTTTACACGCTTTACATATAAAGGGGGGCTTATTATGTCAAATTATGATTTGTTTGTTGCGTTAGGTAACGTAGATTTTACGTTAAATGATAATAATAGATATCAAGATATAGATAGTAAATTTATTATAAAACAACAGTTCAGTAACGCACGAATGATAAAAAATAACACTATTGATATTCCTTTGTCTTTTGATGTTGCTAACCAATATAATTTTGGTTATTATCACACTACTACTGATAGTAAAAAGTATTACTTTTTTACTATATCTTGTGATTATATAAACGACGCTACAACCCGTATCACTTTTAAAGTTGACTGGTTTTCTACTGACTTTAAAAACATAACTTTTACAAACTCATTTGTACAGCGTATGCACCCGACATTAGATACTTTAGCCAATTACCCTAGAACGTTGGAAAATGTTGGAAATCAATATCCACTAGTCACAAATTATATAGACGCTTTTAACTTAGACTATACAAATGCAATATATATAGTTGCAACTACTCACGCTATACCAACGAAAAAATTATTTATCGAAGCAGACGAAACTGCATTTAATACACCAATTTATCAAAAAATATACGGATTTTTTACAGCAATTGACCAAACGTTACACTCAGGTGAGTTGGATTTTTGTTATTTTGTGTGTGCAACGTTAAATGAAGTCAATATATATGTAAAAAACGCATTGGCAAATGGTTATGACGGTGCGATTGGGGGTATATGGCGTGTACCTTCCTTTTTTGGTAAAAGTGATTATACTAAAGATTTTACAATCAATGTAAAATACGGTGATATAAACTACAGCGAAAATATTAAAATTTTGACTAACAGTGAAAGAATTTTACAATTAAGTGCAAACGGTTTTATTTTCGCTTATCCCTCTAGTGTAGATAATTATACACCAGTTTACAAAAAATGTTTAGACGCCCAATATATAAATCCGTGTATTTTAGCGAATGATAGCCAAATTGTGTACAATTATAACTATTTTAAAACACAAGAAAATCAAAATAATGTAATAAATTTGTTTTTTGATTGTAAAGGCGACAGTAATATTTATATTGTCCCTTACCAATACAACGGTAGTAATGAACATGACTTTACAAACTGCACAACTGTTAAAATCTCTGTACCAGTTCAAATCTCTTGTAATAACAGTGTATATATTAAAGACTTGAATTTTCAAAACACTACAAAAGTTCAACAGACTTTAGCAAATAGTAGCATTGATTTAGTTACTGCTACTTTTAAGTCGTTCTTTTCAGCTAAAACTGAAGACAATAAAATACCTATTGTAAACGCTTTTACTACTGAATTAGAAAAAATTGGCGAAACTGGAATTAATGTGACTAAACAAAGTATTGACAATTTATTAAATATGTACAACAGTTGCAGAGGTGTTACAATTGTAGGCGGAACTGGTAACACTACAATTTCTAAATTGTCTGAGTACGGGCAAAATATCCATTTTGGTTTTGTTAGTTACAACACGGCAGATATTCAAAAAGTAGACAAATATTTTTCAATGTTCGGCTACAATTATAGTCAATTGATGATACCTGTTTTACGTGATACTTACACTTTTTTACAAGGTGATATAAACTTTATCGGAAATATAAACAATGAAAGTTTTACAGAAATAAAAAATATGTTTATGGGAGGTGTAACAATTTGGAATGAAACAGAATTATATAATTATGATGTATAAAAAAATAGTTGGTTTATATCTAACTAATTCAATTAGATATAATCAACTGGTTAAAATATGTAATAATAACAAAAAAGTTGCTAGATTAATTTTACATTATTTAAACAACTTTAATGTAAATTACTTTGATTTTATACTATATGAAGATAAATATATGTTAAAAATATTAAAGCAAGTATCTTTTTGATACTTGCTTATTTTAATATAGTAAAGTAAGGTTCACAATATTTTCGTAAAATTTTCTTTGCGTTTTTAATCGTTCTACACACTGTAGATTGGTTTATTTTAAGTTCTTTCGCTATTTGCTGTTGTGTTAAATTATCAACATAATACATTGTCATAAGTTGTTTTTGTCGTGCTGTTATCCAGTGTTTTATACCATAAAAAATCAGTTTTTTAAGCTTTTCTCTAAATTCTTTATTGGTCGTAGCTGTATTAATGTTATGTAATATATATAGTTCGTGTTCAAACTCATGTATATTATTCATACAGTCTACTTTATGATGTCTATATTTTTTCTCTCTCATATCCTAGTGACCTACATATTTTACTTGATAATATTTTCATTTGTTTATTATCTAAACTAGTAATATACCCCTTAAGCTGATTTTTATTTATAGTCAATATCTGTTCACATAAAGCAATGGTATAGTTACCGTTTAACGTAAAATAATAATGACATGGCGTGGCAATTTTTCGGGTAGTGCTACAAGGCACTACTATAGTAGTTGGACTATGTTCGTTGCCAATATCATTTTGAATAACGATAACGGGTCTTACACCCCCTTGAACATGCCCGTTGTATTTTCCTAAATCCGCCCAGTATACTTTACCACGCATTATATTAGTATTACTATTCATTATCATTGTAAAAATTTTCCTCCCAATATTTAAATTTTGGTGGTATATATAATATATCTTGTATAATACAGATATCACCATACAAATTTTGGACTATGTCACCTTGTCTGTATAACTCAACACTTGACAATGTACATATATTAGTCTTGTATAGTATTTCACTATATCTTAGTTCTTTAACGTCTTCAATTAAATCTACACCCTTTTCAGTTTTCAGACGGTGCATAGTCTTGAATTTATTGCCTAACTTAAATTCACTAAAGTGTATATTTTTAGCATATTTATTAGAAACACCGGCACATTTACAATCTTTGACAATTTCTTGGCCGTCAATATCTAAAAAATACCTTTTAGGACATATAAATATAGCTTTAGATATATTACTATGTTCCATATCCCAAGCACCTAGTATATTTTTATCTATAAGTATATCAGTATCAATATTATTTATGGTAAGATATTTATTACTATTAATACTTACGTTATCAGCACTAAAGAAAATACTATCAGTATCCATATAGTAAACTTTTCCGCCATTTTCTGTTATTTTGTCGCAACCGGTCATTAGTTGAACACGTGAAAGTGCAGTTATATAACTCACGATTGGTAGATAGTAAGTATTAATCTTGCTTTCGTTAAAGTCTTTATTTTCTACTTTTACGAATTTCAAATATCCTTTGTCAAAATTTGCTAGTACTTTTTCACGTTCCATTCTGTATTTATTTTGTCCAAATTTTCCAGTTACAGAATTTAGCAATATTTTTGATGGCTGATATAGTGCAGTTCCCTTTTTCGTCTGTTTAAATTTGTAAAATTTGTCGTTATATGCGTAAAAAAGTTTTTCAACTGCTTTAAATTCTAATGTCTTGATTACTGTTAAATTAGATACGTTATAATGTTTTTTGAATAGCCGAAATTCAATATCATATAAATATAAAAAGCGTTTTTGTTCGTCTGTATTCTTTAACATATCTATTACACTACCATGTGTTGACATTTTCGCCATACCATAGCAGTTTTTAGATAGTATAGTTGGTAAATAACCACTTTTGATATTATAATTACACGTAAATATATACATACATATAGTATTGTCCGTTGGTTCTTTATAGTAATTATAAAAAGTAGGCTCCCCAACCGGAAGTCGACAGTCCCGACACTTGAATGGGTAACTACTATTAATATCTATGTGATATACATTATTTACTACTTGATATTGATATATTGAATTTACTTGACAAATACCACCTTTATAACCATTTCTTAGTAATTTGTCCAATTCTAAGCTAATTTTGGGAAAGTAGTGGGATTGAAATTCTTGTAAATCCTCTTTTATTTTGATAAAATGTTTACTAGAGGTTTTTACACTTCCACCGTGATTAAATGTAAAATAATGTGTTAAAAACTGAAAAAGTGATTTAAAATTATTCTTTTTATATTGATAAAAAAGTGACATTTTGAATAGTTCATTATTCAATGTTGAAAAGTCCATGTTTAATATTTTATTAAATATTTTTGTTTTGATATTATTAAAATTATCAGTGTAAAGATGTTTAATAGTTGTCTTAATACCTTTATCACATTCACTAAAAGATATATTACATAACAATGTATTATTGTCATATATTTCATAGTAATTATTACTATATATGTTATATCCTTTGTCTGTTCTAATACTATGTACTAGACTAGATAAGTTAATGTTATCTAAAGTATTATTAATTATCATACCTTTTATAATAAAACATATACTATTATGTATGTATAGTCCATCAATAAATGAATTCATACACGTATTATAAGCCGTTGCTGATATTGTCATTTTTAAGTCAAGAAAACTAAACAACTTTATAATAGCACTACTTGATACAACGTCATTTATACAATATTTTAATTCCTCTTTTGTGTATTTTGAACCTACCACACGTATTTCAGTGTAATTGAAATCCGTATCTTGTTCTTTGTCTAAAATGTTAGGAAATGGTATTTTTTCGCCTTGTTCGGTTGCTTGTTTGTTTAACTTGCAACACTCTTTAGAAACTTGTCTCAAACCAGTTGCCCAAATGTTGAAAGTATCCCATATTTGGAATATTTTCCCTTTGTAAGTATATTCAAGCTGTATTATTCTATTGTTAGCAACTATCAAAGTATAATATTTGTCTGTTATATCTAACGTCTTTTCGTCTATCTTGTCAACTTGTTTGTATTCTAGTTTGTTTAGTTCTATCAATAAAAATGTACAATCAAAAGTAGTATTATGATAATAACATCTTAACTTTTTTAATTTATCACTTGTAAAATAATGTAAAATTTCTAGCATTTCTTTGTATAAATTTTCTTGTGTGGTTGTGTATTTTCTAGCAATAGCAAAGCTATTATTATAGTCACACATTGAAAAACTAACAGCACTACTGCAAGTATCTTGTTCACTAGTTTTAGCTGTTTCAATATCTAAAAAAGCGTAGTTTTTAGATGTAAATTCATAAGATTTTACTTTGTTATGTGAATATGATTTTAAAGTGACAAATTCATAATTATCTAAAATATTCATTAGTCGACTACCTCAATAGTAACAACATTATTTATAAATTTATCTTGCAACAAATAAGCACTAAAACCGTACACACCTAACGTATCTATCATATATCTTAAAATCGATGAATAATCGTTATATCCAACCACGCTGTAGCCGTTTAAATCTCTAAACTGGTCTACAAGTTGCCAAAAAATCCCAATTCTAATAGTCTTTTTCGCAAATTTCCTAAATTTGGCAATTAGTACCGCTCCATTTCTAAGCACGATTTTTAGCGTTGTGTTTAATATCTCATTGATAAAATTGTAATTGTCGTCATTGACTTGTTTAAGTTCGTCCCAAGTATATTTTTCCTTACTTTGCCCCGACCTTTGCTTAATAATATCTTGCGTTGCTTTAACGTCGCTTTTGTCTGCGTATGTTTTAGTATAGTATTGAACTAATTGCTTACGTGACCTTACAGCCGTTAGCCCTAAATTTTTAATGTCATTATATAAAAGGCCGACTGCCAAGTCTGAATATTCTTTTAAAGTCTTAGCATAATCTAATGTTGTAAAAACATCTTTTTTATTTTCAACTAAGCTAGTAAAATCACCGGCATTTTGTAAGTAGTCAATTACTATTTTACGTTTTTCAACCATTACTTGATGTGCGTTAATTGTGTTATTGTTTATAGCTTTTTCAAGTTTTCTCATTTTTGACAAATTAACGTTTGTTAAATCTTGTAAAAATTTAAGATTATATTTATAGTCCTTTGTAAACTGTTCACGCTGAGTTGTTAAAGTCTTTTCTACATTGTAGTAGTGATTAATAGCACTATGAAAAGTGTTGAACTGCTTTAATATGTCGTTTTCAGTAACCTTTTCACCGCTTACTTGACTGGCTAGTCTTGTAAGTGTTGCCATTTCTTTTTTACTGTATCTATGATAATTTAATCTATAGTTAGAACTACTTTTTTTTAGTAGTTCTAACTTTTTTAGTGTTGCGTTATTCATTTTTAAAAAACCCCCAAACGTTCTAAAGTTGTTTTTGTTGCTCGTAAATACGTTTTAACGTTAGTATATAATAGTTCTATATCTTTCGTATCCCAATCTTTATATCTATTTTTTGGAATATTAATATAGTGTGTTTCACCTTGTACAATTGTAAGGTCATAATTACAAATATCTGTTAAATAATCTATGATAATGTTACATTTTTCTTTGATTATTTGACTATTATTTATTTCCCTATCATATATTTTATTTTCTAAACCTCTTATTTTAGTTAGATTTTTAAGTACTAAACTACGTAAACATATTATTCTGTATTCTGTATTCTGTTTCATTATATTAAACCCCCTTTAAAACAGCTTTCCTCTAAATCCTCTAATGTATCGTATAACAATGAGAATATATAGTTAAGAAAGTTCGCTATCTGTTGCCCTTTTAGATTTTTTATTTTTTTATAGTCTATATATCCTCTGTCAATTATATTCAAGTACGTATTTATATTATAATTGAAATCGTGCAAAAAATCAACTTTATTACAGCTAATATTTTCAATGTTGTATATATAAACGTTCATACCTTGATACACCAATCTAGCTTTGATAATAAATTTATCAACATTATACACATAAGATTTAGTATCTTTAATAAGATTAAGTGACGATTTTTCTAACTCGTCAAGTTTTCGTTCAAAATAATAAAAATCGTGATTACTAGCCATTAATTTAACCCCCTTTGTAAGATTGCTAACCCAACAGTGAATAACAATATTAAAAATATTGCTATTGCTATTAGATTTATTATAAAAATTTTTTTGTTACCTTGTGTGATAACTGCTAATATATCACACAAAGTAAAACAGAAAAACAACACTACAAAAAATATAATTAAGTCCATTTTTATACCTCTAGTATCGTAACGACAACAGAATACACTAATAATATTATCGCACACGCAAACGCCAAAGCGTTTGATATATAAAAGTGTTCTGTATCGTCTATGTATATAAAGCCTATGTCAAGTGTAAGAAATATTAAAAGCATAATACATACAATTATAACCACTTTTAACACCCCCTTAAGCGTTTGTATGCGTCTTTAACTTGTTTTTGTAAATAAAACAAGTATTCAGCGTAAGACGTTACACACTCATTGCGTTCTATTTCTTTGTTTAGTTTATGATTTAAAAACCCTACTTGTATTTTACAAGCATTTAAAAAGTCTTTGTTAAAACATCTAAGCCAAAAATTGAACCAAGTACAAGTAAAATCATGATTGGCTACGTCGTCATCGAAAAAGTCAAATTCATTTGTACCAACCCATTCTCTTGCTATTGTGATTGTTTGTAGTTCGTATAGTGCTAAGTAGATTAAATCTAAAAGAACTATTTTACTTTGCGTATCTCTGTATGTATTGTGTGTGTTTTGTGCTGTTTGTTCGTCTATTTCAATGTCTTTTTTCACATTGTATATAGTTCCTTCACCTTCAAATACTTGATATTCGTCACGTGCTTGAAACCAAACATAAAAATGTCCGTCAACTTCACAATCTAAGCCAATAACGTAGTCTTGTTCCTTCTCAACATAATATTGTGTGTGATTTTCAGGCATTATATTAAAGTAAACATGTTCAACCCATTCGCCCCATATCTTAGTAAATTCAGGATATTTTTTAGCCATCCTTCTTAAAAGTGTACTCACTCTTTTACAATCTGTTTCAAAATCAATTGTTTGATAAATCATTTTAAAAACCTACCTTTAAATTTAATTTATTTTGTAATCTCTCTTGATTACATTTATATTATAGCATATTTAAAAATAAATTGCAAGTAGTTTTTTAATTGTTTACAAAATGTTCATAATTGTTAATGGATTGTTAATAGTTGCTGTAGGTGCTACCTTGTGCGGTGTTCATAAATATTTCATAATTTCAGAGTTGACAACGTCGTGTTGTTGTGCTATAATTGTATTGTTAGATGATAGCTAGTTGTAAATGTAAAGCAACTATTAAAGTTGTCTTTTGATAGTTGCTTTTTGTTCCCAATTTATCACCTACCAAAATATTATATATTAGTTCCCTTAGCGTCTGATTTTCTTACTAAAATGTTATATATCTTATGATGTATAATATTGATGTGGGAAATATCAGACGTGAAGGGAACTTTCTTATAGACTATTGCCCCCCAAGATCGGAAGAGCACACGTCTGAACTCCA